TGCAATCGAGCCAACCCCAGATAGCGGTTGATCCCAACCTCGCGGCCGAACAGCAGCAGGCGCAGAACGACCAGATCGCGCAGTTGCAAACGCAGGCGCAGAACGACACAGCGACGCTGATGGCGCGCTATGGCACGCGCCTGGCGCTGGGTGGGACGGGCATCTCGACACTATCTGCCGCGCCTGCGGCCACACCGGCGCCGACGGCGGTGCGCTGATGGCAGAAGCAACGCAAGAACCGTCCCGCGACGTGCTCGAGCAGGAAGCCCGAGAGCGCCTTGCCGCATGCCGCGCCTGGAAAACTCAATGGGAGATGGACTTCCGGGAGTGCTATTTCTTTTCCTCGCCGCACCGCCAGCGCTCGCTGATGTCGTCGAGCTCGTCCGACACCATCGTCCGCATTCAGGATGCCGGCGACCTAAACACAGATGAAGCGTTCATTCTTTGCGGCGATTTCGTCACCGAGATCGTCAACGGATTCATGTCGCCAGACAAGCCGTGGTGCAAGCGCGGTCCCGGCATGGACCTCCCCGGCGGCGAGAAGGGGGCGATCTGGCAGAAGGTCAAGGACCAGATCAAGGACGACGACGACGCGATCTTCAATGCGATGAAGGCCTCGAACCTGTATTCGGAGGTGCCGAAAGCGTTCTATCCGGATTTGTCGATCGGCACCGTCGCACTCTGGATCGACCGGCCTCATCCGACATACCCGATCACGAATTCCGCGATCCCGTTGCGAGAGCTCGAAATCAATCTCGGGCCCTATGGCGATATCGACGACCGTTTCGCGGTGCGTCACACGCGCAACCTTAATGTTCGTGAGCTGGTCGGCGAGGAAATCTGGCGCAAGATCAAGCCCGATATCATCAAGAAGATCACCGAGGCGCCGAAGCAGCGCACCGTGGTCGCCTGGGGATTTTGGCGCCTTTGGCAGGAGAAGGGTGACGAGACCTGGCAGCACGTCGTCATGATAGGCCCGGGCGCGCACCATCTCGTCCATGAGGTCAAGATCAAGGGCGAGGGCTGCTGCCCGCTCTGGGTTGGCCGATTCAATCCGACACCGGATTCGCCGTTCGGTCTCGGCCCGCTGCTGCAAGGCCTGCCGTCGCTGCGCCAGATTGACGAGGCCGAACTGATGCTCGGCGAGAACATGGAATTGTCGCTGCGGCCGCCGGTCACGTTCCCGAGCTTCAGCTTTTCCAGCGTCGAGCAGGGATTCGAATCCGGCATGGCCTATCCGATCGAGCCGGGCCACGAGGCCGCGATCAAGAACATCTATCAGGCGCCGCCGGCTAACGTCGGTAACTATTCCTACGAGGATAAGCTCAAGAAGCTGCGCAAGCTGTTCTATGTCGACTTGCCCGAGCAGAGCGGCGACACCCCGCCGACCCGCGCGCAATGGCTGGACGAGGCCGCGCGCGCCCAGCGCCGCATCGGAACGCCCGGCATGCCGTTCTGGCGCGACCTGGCGCAGATCTTCATCCGGTTCAAATATCTGCTCGAGAAATCGAACGCCATCAAGCCTGTGCAGGTTGACGGCCGCGCGGTATCGACACAGCCGCTCAACCCGACGCAAGCCGCAGCCAAGCTGCAACGGCTCGCGGAAGCTGCCAACACCGCGGCGACGCTTGGCGGCATCTTCCCGGAAGAGTTCAAGATGAACGTCGATGGCCGAAAGTCGATGGAAAAGTGGATTCCGGAAGCCAGCGTCGGCGACCTCTTGGTGCTCCGTCCGAAGACAGAGGTTGCCGACGCCACCAAGCAAATGGCCCAGCTCGCCGGCGCTCGGCACATCCCCGATCCCGGCAACGCCACACCCGGACCTGCCGCATGACGCAGGAAGTCCACCCGACGAACGCCTTCTGCCTTGAAGCGATCGACCGCATCGCCAGAACGCCGGATGGTGCCGCGCTCTACGTGTTTTTGCAGCGTCGCTTGATGGCGGTTTCGATCGATCCTCATGACGGTGCGTTGCGACAGGATCAGGGTGAACGCACCTTCGCCGCCAAGTTGATCGCGGTCATGGCGAAGGGAATTTTCGAAAGTGGCGGAAGAGCAGGCATCACAGGTAGCAGCGTCGGCCCCGGCGGCAGTGAGCAGCCCGTTGTCGTCCCCAGCCCCCGCGCCGTCCGCGTCGACACCGCCGGCAGCCGCCGCCGCATCAACGCAAAGACCCGCGTCCCCGGCTACGACCTCCCAGACGACACATGACGCTCCAGCCGCTCGGCCCGAAGGTTTGGCGGATCGCTGGTGGGATGCCGAGAAGAACACCCTCAAGGTCGACCCCGCAGATCTGATCGCGCGCGACCGAGAGTACGACGAGCTCAAGACTTTCAAGGCCGCGGAAGACGTCAAGGCCGCCTCGCGTCCGCAGAAGGCCGACGATTACAAGCTCGAGCTGCCCGCCGATTTCAAGCCGCCGGCCGGTGTCGAATACAAGCTCGATGCCGCAAATCCCGCTCTCAACCAGCTTCGCTCCGTCGCGCACAAGCATGGCCTGACCCAGGACGCCGTCAACGAACTGATCGGCGTCTATGCTGGTCACGAGGTCGGCACGCAGGCCGCGATTGCCAACGCACGCGCGGCAGAGATCGCCAAGCTCGGCACCTCGGCGCCGGCACGTGTCGATGCCGTCATCAACTGGCTGTCCGGCATGGATGCGTCCGCCGACAAGGGCGATGCCAAGGCACTGGCCGGTATGCTGGTCACCGCCCGCCACGTCGAAGCGTTCGAGCGGATCATCACCAAGCTGACCACGCAGGGCTCTGCAAGCTTCACGCAGTCGCACCGCGCCGCGCCCGACGCCGGAATTCCTGGTTACGACAAGATGAGTTTTGAACAACGGCGCTACGCACAGGATCGCGCAGCCGCCGCACGCCGCACAGCTTAGACGAGGGGAACTTAGATGGCTGTCTCTCTTACGACCACGATCACGACGCCCACCAACTTCGTTGAATATGCGAAGTCGATCGACGTCAACGATCCGACCCGCGCCTTCGTCGAGAACATGATCGAAGAGTCCGACGTGATGCGGGCGATCCCGATCCTCCCGGCAGAGCGCGGCAAGCGGGCCTATATGGACATCGCCTCGCTTCCGGCGGTCTCGTTCCGCGGCTTCAACGAAGCCGGCGAGCAGAACCTGGGTAGCTTCAACCTTCGCGAAGAGGACACCTACTTCATCGACGACTACATCTTCGCCGACCGCGCGATGATCGATCGGCTCGGGCCCGAGGGCAAGTACAAGCAGGAGAAGCTCAAGAGCATCGCGCTCGGCCAGTTCTTCTCGCAGAACCTGATCAAGTCGGACCATTCCTCAAATCCGCGCACGCCGGACGGCATCCAGGTTCGCTGTCTCAACAACACTGCGATCACCGGAAACTGGATTCACAATTCGTCCGCATCCGGCGGCGGTGCGCTGTCCCTCGCCAATATGGACATGCTGTACTGGCTCGTGAACAAACCGACGCACTGGATCGTCCCGCGCGGTCTGATGCCGCAATTCGACGCCGCAGCGCGCAACAACTCGCTGGTCAACCAGACCGTCAGCTACTCCGAAGACGATTTCGGCCGGCGCATCATCAAGTTCAAGGGCCTTCCGATCCTGTTCGGCTATGAGCCGGATGACTCGCCGGACCTCTTGCCCTTCGCTGAAGTCGCTTCCGGCGGCGGCTCGGCCGTGACGTCCTCAATTTACTGCGTGTCGTTCCGGCCCGGTGGCTTCTACGCCATCGAGCAGACCCCGCTGTCGGTGATGGCGGAAGGTCCGACCGTCGGTCAGCCGTTCGATTCCACGCACATCAAGTGGGATTACGGCTTCGCCCGCGAGCATCCGAAGGCCGTCGCGCGGCTCGACTCCATCACCAACGCTACGATCGTCGCCTAACCGCGGGCCAGCCCCGAAACAGGAGAGACTTCCATGGCCCTCACCGCAAACACCATTCCCTCGCAGGTCACGACCTTTCCGTGCCCGTATGATGCTCTGCTGGCATTCACTGCCGCGCAGACGATCACCGCGACCGGGTATCTCAACAACCTGAATTCGGGACAGGTCGATCTCGGCGGTCCAAATCCGGTCTCGGCAGCCGGTCGCACCGACTTCATCTGGAACATGGACATCACGGCCTGCGATTTCAGCTCGGCCAATGAGACCTACCAGATGTGTCTGTTTGGCTCGAACGATGCCTCGTTCGGTAACGGAAACGTCGAACTTCTGGCGTTCCACGATATTGCCGCTGCAAGCTCCGGCCGCGTCGTTGCGACCATTCTGGGCGCTTCGCCCGCGATCCCGGCGACTGGCCTGGCTGGTACCATCATCCAACTGCCGGCCACCAACCTGATGCAGCGCATCTATTACCGCTATCTGCGCGCCTACGCCGTCCTTGGCGGCACCACTCCGAGCATCACGCTCACGTCGTGGATCAGTAAAGCCTGCGTCGACGTCTGATCATCTGATTGCGAAATCGAGGATAACCCATGTCGATCAAGATCTCTGCCAATCTATCCGCGGTGGCGCACCACATCATCGCCGGCGCATTCACCTTCCCGTATTCGGTCGATGCGCATAGCGCCGTTGCCCGACATCCCGGCGAGTGGAGCTTTGAGCCCTGGAGCCACGATGCGGTCGCCAAGGCTCGCGAGGCGAATGGCGAAGTGCTCGAACCGCTGAGTGCCGAGGAACAGGCCGCGCTCGATGAACACGCCAAGGCGGTCGCCGATGCAAACGCTCGGCTGAATGCATTCCGCGAAAAGCGCGCCGCCGCGAAGGCCGAAGAGGATCAGGCTGCCGCCGACGAAGCTCTCGTACACTCCGCGCCGCCGCAGCCGGCGCGCCGTCCGTTCGGCCGCAAGGGCGAACCGACCCCAGCCGAGCTGAGGATGATCAAAGACAAGAAGCACGAGGACGACCTCGCTGCTGCCGAACGCGGCGGCGCCAAGCTCACTGGTTAATTCGTTCCGTAGTTTCCTCCCAAACTTCCCTCCGGCTCAACACCGGAGGGCTTTTTCTTGCGGTGCGTTGCGATGGGTCGTCTCAAAGCGGAGCGTGCAGCATGGCAGCTTTCGAATGGCCCCTATCGAAGTTAGAAATCATCAATTCGGCGTTGTCGCAAACGTCCGACAACCTTGTCGCGACCGCGGACGACGGCTCCGAAGAGTGGGATGCGGCGTCGCCGGCCTATGAGCGTGGCCTGGCCTTTGTCTGCGAAGATCACCCGTGGTCCTGGCTGACTGACGTCCGACTGCTGCAGCCTTCGCCGAAGGCTCCCGATGATGATCAGTATGACACGGCCTATCCGCTGCCGGCCGATCTCGTGCACCTGATCATGGTGCGGCTGAACGATGTGCCTTGCGTCTGGGACATCTTCAACAATCAGATCGTGGTGAACGCGCAGGGCGGCCCGCCGCCGCCGAGTCCTCCGACCACGCCGCTACCGGTCACGATCAAGGGCATCTTCTCGACCAACTCCGACCCGACTTTTGCAACGCCGACGGTGGTGCTGGTCCTGCAGATGTTCGTCATGTCGGGCATCTACCGCGGCATGCATTCGGACACCACGGAAGCGGACAAGCTCTGGTCCGAGGCGATGGCGATGCTCGACCGGGCCAAGGCGCGGCACGACATGCAGAAGCCGAAGTACGCGATCTTCAATTCGCGATACACGGCGATCCGTCGCAGCCGCAAGCCGTGGCGGCAGACGCCGTACGGCTGGTCTGGCACGGGCACTCCAAATTGAGGGGTGAGCCGTGCCGAAGCAAATCGAGGGCTCGCAAACTGACTTCTCCTTCGGTGAGATCGACGTTTCACTGAAGCGCGCCGACCAGCATCCCGCGCGGAAGGGCGGCCTGCGGCAGATGGCCAACCTTCGCATCCTGAACTCGGGCTCGATCCAGAATCGATCCGGGCGCCGCGCGCTGTTTCCGATCACTGACGGGCTGACCCGAACAGAGAAGTTCACCATCTCTGCCGGAAATAACTTCAAGGTCGGCTTCGGCCCGAACGTCCTGCAGATCATCAGCGAAGCTGGCGTTGTTGTCGCCGCCTTCAGCAATCAGGGTAACGGCGCCGCGCTTCCGTGGGCCTCGCAGGCTGACGTCAACTCGATCGTCTACACGATCTTCGACCTGTCCCTTTACGTCACGTTCGGCCATTCGATGCGTCCGCAGGTCGTCACCTGGGACGGCATTTCGACATGGTCAATCGCCGATTACGCCGAACTATCGGAGGGAGGCCAGAAGCGCACGGCGTTCTACCGGATCAGCCCGCAGAACATATCGATCACGCCGTCGGCACAGACCGGGAGCATCGCCATCTCTGCGTCATCCGATGTATTCACCCCTGGATGGGTCGGTGCGCGCATCCGGTTTGTCCAGCGACAAATCCTGATCACCGGCTACACGGGCCCGCAGGCAGTAACCGGCACGGTTGAGGAATCGCTGCCGGGATCGCAAGAGCTCACCGTTGGAAGCGATCCGCACAGCGTTTTTGACATAGGCGACGAGGTCATTGGGTCCGTCACTGGGTCGAAAGGGGTCATCACGGCGCTCACCACGAACAACGTTATCGTCCAGCTTCTGTCTGTCTCGTCTTCGACGTTTACCTCGCAGACGGGACAATCGAATACCGTCGCTTTCACAACCAGCGACATCATCGTCGGACCGGCGGGTGGCCTGCAAGTCACGGTGGTGGCGTCTATCGGCAATCCGACTGGCTGCTCGGTCTGGGACGAAGAGGTCATGAATGACTTCCGAGGTTACCCGGCTTCCTGCTTCGTCGATCAGTTTCGGCTCGGCTTTTGCGACTTTCCGTCCGTTCCCGGCGGGATCGGCTGGTCCGCGATCGACTCACCTACCGATCTCTATGTCGACGTGACCGGCGACAACGCCATCTTCGAAATCGTGCCGGCAAAAGCGCGCGTGCTCTATGTTGTTCCGGGCGCGGAAAGCTCTGAATTCATCTTCTGCGACAGCAAGCTCTATTACATTCCCATATCGACCAGCAGTCCATTGGCACCAGGGACCGTATCCTTCCAGGTGCTTTCAGGCGATGGCTGCGCGCAGGTGCAACCGAAGTTTGCGCAGGAAGTGATGCTCTACGCGAACGCCGGTGCCAACAGCATGATGGCGATCGTCGCGACCGGTGCGTTCAACCGGCCGTTCAGCGCGCGGAGCTTGAGCGATTATCACTCGCATCTCTTCAACGGCATCACGGCGATTGCCATCCCGACCGCCGACGGGCAATTCAACGAGCGCTATGCTTACGTGATGAACTCGGACGGCTCGATCGTTGTGGGGAAATACAATCTTGGTGAACTCGGGATCGGCTCCCCCAAGATCGGCTGGGGACCGTGGAACGGGTCCGGCACGGTCGAATGGGTGGCCGCATGGGAAGGTGAGGTTCATTTCACCTCGACCTATTTCGGCGTTCCGATCTGCGAACAGCTCGACGATACGCTCTATCTCGATAGCGCGCTGTTTGTGAATGCGCCCCCGGCGCCGTTCGCTCCACCGGCCGGCAAAGGGCCGCTTTGGTTCCTCGCCTCGCAGTCCGTGACGCTGATGGACCAGGGTACGCGGGCAATGGGCACCTATCAGATCGATGCGAACGGCAACATCATTCCTCAGTTCAACGGCGGCGAGAACCTGGAGATTTCCTCGCTGGTCGCCGGTCAGCTGTGGACCGCGACGGCGGAGCCTTTCGCCCAGAACGCTCAGTCCGGCGCCGATATGCATCAGCGCATGCTGCCGCGGCGGATTTCATACTTCGCGGTCTACGTCCTCAATTCGACGGGCTTCTTCATGGCGAAGCTGTTCAGCTCCAAGCAAACGCCGACTTCTCCCGCGCTGGGCACAATCATGAACATCCGTCGCGTGCCGGCGTGGAATGTTGGGGACGATCCGACCAAGCCGCCGCCGCTGCGTGAGACCACCGAGGAATGGCGGCCATCGGGGCATTCCTATGATCCGCGCGTCTCGATCGTCAAGGACACGCCTGGTCCTTTGTTGATCGAGGAAATTGCCATGGAAATTTCCATATGATCGGGACGCATCATGGGTAGCTCGGGAAGCGGCGGCGGTTCAGGCGGTGGTTTGACGCCAGCTGGCGGCATGTCGCTGGCATCGGCCGGCCTGTCCGCCTATTCGACCATCCTGCAATCGCAGGGCACCGCAGCCGGCGATGAATTCCAGGCCGAGAAGCTGCAGACGGCCGCAACCTATGGAGATCTGAAGGCCTCGCAGACCGCGGGCCAGATGACGCGCAACCTGAACGCCACGCTCGGCAACATCGATGCGGTGCGCGCGGCTGCGAACGCTAATCCAAATTCGCCGACCGGTGCAGCCTTCCGCGACAACCAGGAGAACATCGGCACGGAGAACAAAACGATTACCGTCGACTCGATCCTAGCCCAGTCCGACCAGGACCGCAGCGACGCGGCCTACTACCAGTCGGCCGCCAGCAACGCGTTGCTTTCGGGCGGCATAGGCGCTGCCGCGGGCATCGCTGGCGGGATTGGCAAGGCATTCGCGGCGGCTGGCCCCGCAGCAGCATTGTTGGCGCTCTGATGGTAAATCTCCCTACAGTCGGAAACCAGATCGTCACCTCGACAGCGCCGCAGTCGTCGGTCACGCCCGGGGCTATAGCCGCCAACACCGATCTGATGGCGAACGCACTCGGCAAGGTCGCCGACACGACGATGGATATCGCCACCGACATGGCGAAGAAGCAGGCCGCTGACGACCTGCAGAACCAGAAGGTCACGCTGAACGCCGACGGCTCGGTCAACGTCGTCAATCCGGCGAACTCGGTGATCTTCGGCAGCGCCGGCGAGGCTTACGGCGCTGCGGTGCAAGCTGGCACAATTGCTCAGCATTCGAACGTCATCTCGCAAGAGATGAACGATTTGCATCAGAAATATCCGACGGACCCTGCAGCCTTCAACGCAGCAGCCACCGCATGGAAACAAGGCTACGCTGCCCAGCATGGCGGCGGCGAAGTCGGGCTCGCGATCCAGCAGCAGGCCGACCAGCTTCAGACCCAGCACTCGAACGCGATCACGAACTCAGCGGCATCGATCGACATCGACAATCAGAAGAAGTCGATCACCGCCGCCATCGAGGATCAGAAGAGCACCGCGATCGCGTTGGCGCGGCAGGGCGGTACCGATACGCCGGAGTTCAAG